AGTATGGTTTATTTGCATCATCATACATTCCATCATGAATCTTAATTGCTTGATACTCCGTCCATGACATCTTAACATCATATTGTTGGAGTAACCAAATTGAAAGATCTGGTACCATAGTAAATGGAATATTTTCATTATGCTTATACATCTTGTTTTGATTTTTGCGATGCCAATCCGATGTTTCAACTTGGTATACTTCATTGCCATCGCCCGGAAAACCTACTTTACCTAAATCGTGATGCATTGCCGCAAAACGAAGTTCTTCAATGGTATAACCAGACATATCTGCACCCATCTCGGACCAAGACTCATAGAGTTTCTCAGTGCATGCAATAACTCGAAGTACATGATCTACATAGCCGCCGCCAAATGCATTATGAAAATGTGCCATTGAAGATGCTGGCATCATTACCATGCGATCTTCAAAATCATCATACATTCGGTTAAGTTGATCTTTGCGTGTTGGAAAATAATCATTTACCGCTCGGCGGTATTGTTCCCAATTTGATTTAATTGTTTCTGCTTCTAACATAAAAATATATTATGAAATTATTTTCGTACTTCCAAATGTTGCCCATGGACTAATTTAGAAGTGCATTTCCAACAAGTTACAGCTGTTGCCTTTTCGTCAACTCGTTCGCATATATTATCACAATATTTGCACTGTAATCTTTTAAACCCTTTTGGGGGCGGTGTTGATTTTGATTTCATGTTTTTTTTTGAATTTTATTCGCGATCGATATAATATTTTGCAGACTCTAATTTTTTTAATGCACGTGCTAAATTATCTAATGTTGATTGTTTATCAGTTTTACCTTCAGTAATTGAACGACCAACAGTTCTAATAATTTCATATGCATCTTCTAAATCATCAGTAACTTTGTTTTTGTATTTGTAATACGCTTTCATGAATAACCTTTATTAATTAATAATATTATATATAATAAATATATTATAATAAAATTAATGATGTATTTTGACAATACTCTAAATTTAAATTGCACCAAGACAATTCTTTAGCCTTAGCCTCAACCTCGATATCTAGATCTAATACGCCATATGTATTCGGAGTAGTTGTAATATAATCGGCATGAGCTTGCTCTTTGATCTTGGTAAACTCTTTGTATTGTTTATGAAAGGTAGGCCACTTTGGCAAATCTTCTAAAGAAATACCATGATGCTCAAACATACGCTCGATAAGAAGTTGCTGTTCGCGACGACGAGATTCACTGTAATGAGTGCATTGAGTAACACCATGAAACTCCCACGTTTCGCGTGCCATAAAAAATGCTTCTTCTTCGGATAAGTCACCAGTATTGAAAGTGTGATGCCAATAATCAAATGTAACTGGAATACCTTCGGACGCATACAATGTCTTGTATAATTCGCGAACTGAATACATAGATGCTTTGTCATCATTCTCGATAACTAAACGAGCCTTAACACCATCAGATAAACGATCATAGTTACGCAACCAACGGTCAATAGTGCCGGGCTTGTCACCATATGTAGCGCCAATATGAATATTGATAAGATTCTCGAAGCTAGGTGCAAAACCCATAAGATCAAAAAGCTCAGCATGTCGTTCAAGCCCAATAATAGAATTATCAACAACTACTGCATCGGGACTACCTAAGATATGAAATGGACCAGGGTGTGTTGTAATACGATGACCATGTGCTAAAGCATAATCGCCAGCAGCACGTAAATGTTGTGCAATCTCATCAATACCTGGTAAATCTTCTAGACGATAATGATTCCAACGAGGAAAGAGCTCGCTACCAACTCGGAATAAACGAATACCTTGCGACTCATTCCATTGTAGAATAGTTAACAAATCCTTGGCATTTGCCAAAGCAATGTCAGATGCAAGCTGTAAACCACCAAGCTTGAATTTGCGGTCAATCATTGCGCGTCCGGTACGAATGCCTTGGGACGATAGTTGTTGATTGATACAACAATAACCATAACGTATCATAGGATTTTTTTATATTATATGAAAAATTTTGCATAATTCAAAGTAATGATGTTTTTTCTTGTCAAGATATTTATTTTAAAATAAGTAACCGTTAAGGAATATATGAAACATACTTTATTAGAAAATCTACGTAGATTTAAAGCAAAAAATTTACAAGAACAGCCAGATCCAAATAATGGAACTACATTAGCGGCTCCGGCAGGAGCTAATGAAGTAAAACCATATAAAGTAGTACAAAATGATACACTATGGTCAATTGCTACTAAATGGATGCAACAATATGCACAAGTTACAAACCCAACAGACAAACAAATTATGAATTTTGTAAAACAAATTGTTAAATCTACAAATTCATTAAAAAGTCTTAATGTTGATATGCCAGGGGCAGATACGGAAATTAAAAATCCAAACTTAATTAAACCGGGTATGACTTTTTATTTACCTATAGATAAAAATGAAATATTAAAAGTATATCCATGATATTATTAAAAAAATTATTGTTAGAAACAACATATAATAAACGTTTGCTTACTGAACAAACGACAACATATGAATTTAAGGATAGTTTTCCAGATAATATCGTATTGCCAATTAATCCAAAACAATTGAATATAACATCGTTTGATAAAATAACAGCAATTAATCAATTAACTCCTAATTTGCAAAATTTTATCAATACATTAAAATCTGCAATTGTAGCTAAAAAATTAATTAAAGGTGCTATTACAATAACAGCATCAGCTGATGGTAGTACTCCAGCTACAAAACAAATTCCAGGAGATGGAACCAATTGGAATCAAGCTCAAGTAGATTTTTCATATTCAAACGGTGCTACAGTTTCAAATCAAACATTAGCAGATCGTAGAGCTCAAGGTATTGAGTATATTATTAAAAAATTCGTAAAGTTACCTGCAGAAGTTACTATAACAAAAACAGGTAATGGTGCGGGTACTGCTAAAATGGTAACTGTTGTGGTTCCTATAACTACATATAATGCACAATCGCCTAAAACTAATATCACAAATCCAAAAACTAAAAAAGTAGAAATATTTGATTTAGCTGCAGCGAAATATACAGTTCCGGCATATACTGATGTTAAAGTACCAATTGCAAAATGTAATGGTAATTTAGAAGCAAATGGATTATCAGGCAATCCTATAGCATTTAGATCTAAATTAGAAACAAAATCAGGCCTGGTAACTATGAATTTTATACCAGCATATATACCAGATAGATTGGTAGTTACTCAATATGATAAAACTAAAAAAACAACTAAGATAATACATGACACCGGATATGTGTCTGATACACCGGTATCGGCACAAGTAGATTTTGGTACTATACTATCTGAATTAAATAGTAAAACTAAAAATGGATATGATGGGACTATTAAAGCTCCATCTGCAATTAGTATTGATTTAGGAAACGTTCCAAATACAGAATATTTTGTAGAAATTTATGCACCTTTAGGGCCAACAGCTTGGTTACTATCTATTAACTGTCAAGTATCGACAGCGCCGCAATCAGGAGGTAAGCCTACTAAAGTAATACCTGTTCCATTACAATTCTCAAAAATACCAGATTATCAAAGATTGTATTGGAATAAAGATTATACGCAAATAGTTGCAGCAACCGACCCAAATAGATCTCAAGACTTGGCTTGGGCCGGTGTGATTAAGAATAATAAATGGTTTGATGGGGAATTATACATTTTTGATAAAGATGGAATATTAACAAATATCGATGTTTATCAAAGTGGTGTATATGTAGGTCAAGGAACTCTTTAATTATTTAGCATCTGCGAATTGAACTGTAACGTTAGCTTTATTGTAACTATTACTTTTTGATGCATCTGTTAGCCAATTAAAATCATAGTAAATAAAAATACGATCCCATTGCGGTTCCATGATTTGATTCCAGTGTGCAGCACATGTGTTATAACCGCTTCCGACAGTGAAAAAGTTATCTACAATTTGTTTAATTGTAACTGGTTTCGGATTATCATATGGCCCGACATAGATATTATTAAACATAGTGATTAATCCTTCGCTAAATAAATTATATTTAGTATACCCAACTAACGACTTAGCACGATCTGCAAAATTCAATTCAACAAAATTAGGGACATTAATTTCTTCACTATGTTCCGATGTTTTCGTTAAACGTTGGTATACAACATGATGGTAAGTCATTGGACGAAGAGTCTCATCCCAAACTAAAGGTTGAGCGCCATTTTGTTTTCGGTAATAATTAAAACGATCAACAATAAATCGTTCAATTGCACAACGCGTTAAACTATCATATTTAGTTACAACGCTTGTTTCTTTTTTCCCAAAATAAACATTGTTATTAATAACTTTCGAAACGTTATTATCAATGTACCAATTTTGTGTAAATACATTATTATTAAAAACTAAAAATGCTACGATTAAAATATTTTTCATCTCTCTTATTTTTATACTATTATAATAAGTAATATTTTTCAAAAATCCAAATAATAGTTTATATTTTATATATAAGGTGGTTTTTATACTGATACATATTTATATGTAAATAACTAAAAATTAAATACATATGAAAAATTTACAAAATACTATAGTAGAAAATTTCATGAGATTTTCTCCAAAAAATCTAGATGTAAATCAACTTAAGAAATTTTTAACGGAACAAGATATTGACTATATCGAACGTTGGAAAAATGAAAAAGCTGCAATGGATGCTTTTAGACAATGGGAAACAGAAGTTGCAAACGAAGGTCGCGTAAAATTAATAAAAACTAACGCATATAAAGATGTAACAAATAAAGAAATAAATATACCAGTTTCATTCTGGAATAATTTTGTTACAATTGATAGTATGACAAATGCTACAGATATTAAAACAAAAATAGATCAAGCATTAGAGACATTAAAAGAACAAGGCGTTAATTTAGAAGATCCTACTATTAATATTAAAATTGTTTCGCGAGCTACATCGGCAGTCGCATCTACTGGTCCAAATAAAGACGATAACACAGGCAAAACAAGAATAGATCATGATTATAATGGTATATTAAAATTTGATGCTAAAGGTAACATAACACCA